GCACAGCCAAGCGCAAAAAGACAAAACAGACCGATTTTTGAGTGGTACGTGATTTGACCGCGTAAGACACCTTATTCTCCGATTAAAACTTTTTCCGAATTATTTTAACCTGATCGTGCTTGAGTTGTCATAAATTGTTTTAGATTTGCTTGAATGTCAATCGAAGAATACCTAATATCTATACACCCTGATTGGGAGTTTATATTGAGTGATGATGAAAAGATAGAATCCAATGGGAAGGAAGAAGGAGAATAGGATAGATGATGTAATCAGCGTTGCGGCTTTTGCTGACATGATGGATTGCAATGAAGCAACCGTTAGAAAAGCAATCCGAGATAACAAGATAGTTGAAGCTGTTCACCGACATGAATCTTCGGGTAGAGTAAAAGGTATTGATTGGCAGTTAGCTAAAAAAGAGTGGGCTGCTGTCTATGACCCTGGAGTAAACAAGAGTTCCGGTGTTATGGATAATCTTGAGGCTGAAGGTCTAATCGGTAAGATTGAAGCGGAAGGAAAAGTGAGAGATATTTCCGCTTCCAAGAAATTGCAAGAGCATTACAAAGCTGAATTGGCTCGGATTGAATTTGAAGAAAAAGAGAAAATCTTGGTTTCAGCTACTCAAGTAAGAAAAGACCTATTTAGCTACGCAACAGAAGTCCGAGTTGCAATGCAAGGTGTTCCTGATGCTTGTGTAGATGAGGTGATGATGGCTAAGTCTCGAAGGGAAGCTAAAGCCGAGATTCGCAAAGCAGTTGATTTTGCATTGAACAAACTGACCGAAGTGGTTGAAAGGGATTTTGGGTAATAACTGTAACTGCTAAAACACGAGTTTTAACGGATAAATAACTACGACATGAAAGAGGATAGAGTAAAAAAACTAGCCGACAAATTGTATAATCAACTTGTAGAAGAAGGCTGGAAAAACGTAAGCATGGAAAGGCAATTAAAAAGAGCAACAGAATATTATAGGATTGACGCTCTAGTTAAAAACTGTGATTTAGCTGATGTTGTAGGGCAAAGCGAACAGTTAAAATGCGAACATGAACCAAAAAACCCTACAAGGAAGCACACCAGTTGCAAGAAATGCGATATGTCTTTACAAATTCGGTAAAAAGTTAGGCGCAAAATAATTGCCTACAACACCCCAACATGAACCATTGAAACCGATTCATATCCTTGGTTATCACTTTTTTCTTTCCACCTCGCTAGTTTCCGAAAATCTTGCTTAACTTTGCATCAAACAGATAAAACTAGCCAATGAGTTTTTTTCACGGAGTCGAAACGGTCAATGTACCTGGACTAACCCAACCCGCAGCAGCAGTTGAGACTGCGGTTATCGGACTTGTAGGTGTTGCGCCTCAAGGCGATGTGAATACAATGAAATTATGCGCTTCGGCTCAAGATGACGAGCAGTTCGGAGGTAATTTATACCCAATGTCCATTAACAGGTCATTGGATCACATTCGTAGAGAGGACCCTGCTGCGAAAGTAATCGTAGTTAACGTTTACGACCCATCTTCGGTTTCAACCACCATTACGGAAGAAGCTATAACTATCACTAACGGAAAAGCTACTTTAGACTTTCCTGTTCTGAGTGAGGCGGCTACACCCGTTGTAGCCGGTGGTTCTCCTTGGAGTACGTTTGTGGCTGGAACGGACTACACTATTTCGGAATATGGAGTTGTAAGCATTATCCCATCAGGTGATATTGCTGAAGGTGATACGATTTACGTTACTTACGATACGTTTGATGTTTCCGGATTAGCTGCTGCTGATTTTGTTGGAACGGCATCTCCAAAGACAGGATTCAAACTGTTTGATGAAGCGTATGACAGTTTCGGATTCGCACCGAAGATTTTTGTTTGTCCTGAGTACAGTTCTATTGATGCAGTAGCAAACGAGATGGAAAGCCAATGTGATACTTTCCGAGCTAGATGCTACATTGATGACGAGAACGCTACTTCACGGGCTGACCTTATCTCGAACAGAACAACAGCAGGTAATTCATCTGCAACAGTTTCAACACGAGTTATTCCATGTGGGCCTTGGATTCAAGATTACGATTACTTGGGTGTATTGGCTGATTATCCACTATCAGCAGTTGCGGCAGGTATCAATTCACGAATTGCACGAACTGAAGGGTATTGGGTTTCTCCATCGAATAAGGTTTCCAATGTGATTGTGAAACCAGAATATCCGATGGCGGGAACGGGACCGAACGATGCAAGCGGAGATGTTCAGTTGCTTAATGCGGCAGGTATTTTCTCGGTTGTAAAAGTTGCGGGTTCGTATAGAACTTACGGAAACCGAAGTGCTGCATACCCAAGCAATACTGCTCCTGACAACTTTATCTCGGTTCAGTATTTGGATGATATTGTTTCTGAAACGATTGAAAAGACATTGATTCAGTACATTGACCGACCACTTGTTCAAGCAACTATTGATGCGATCAAAGCTACGGCTAACGCATACATTGACAGCTTGATTCAAGCAGGAGCGTTACTTCCCGGTTCCAATGTTTACTACGATGCTAACGACAACCCTGCGGTTGACCTAGCAGCAGGTAAGATCGTATTCAGACGAGTTTATGCGGGCGCAGTACCTGCTGAGAGAATAACTCTCAAGTCAACATTTGACATCAACCTACTAACACAACTAAGCTAAAATGGCTGCTGACGTAAGAAAATTAACCAACGCGAATGTTTACCTTGAGGGTAACAACTATGTAGGAAAGGTCAAGGAGGTAAATCTTCCTGACGTAACCTCGAAACAAGCGGAACATAACGCTTTAGGAATGTTCGGAGTGATCAATACTCCAACGGGAATCGAAGCGATGGAATTGGAGATGATGTGGACAACGATTCTCCCTGACGTTCAGAAGTTGGTAACTGATATTTACACTAGCTTTACTTTTCAAGTTCGCTCAAGTCTTGAAGAGTATAATTCAAGTGGTAGAACTTCGGAATCTAGCTATGTGGCTGATTTCAGAGGCAGACCAATGAATGTCCCTGGTGGTAACTTCAAGCAGCATGAGAATGTTGAAGCTACAACCAAGTTCAAAATCGACTATTTCCGATTGGAGATAGGCGGTGAAGAAATCTACAAGATTGACGTATTGAACAACATCTATCAGATTGATGGAGTTGACAAACTAGCAACATTCCGAGCTAACTTAGGTATATAAGAGTCTCTTTTCTGTGTTCTCTGTTCCAAATGCCTCGCTTCATGCGGGGCTTTGGTTTTTTATTAACTTTGGTGCAAACTAAACATAACCATACGTAACTATCAGTAGATGAAAAAAGACAAGAAAACAGTATTAGAGTTGCTAAAGGAGAAAACAGCAAGTAAGGAGTTCACACTACCCGATTCGGGGTTGAGTGTTGTAATGACGTTCTTCTCAGCGAAGAAAGCAAGGTTGGCACAAGAGATTGCGACCAATGGAGATTCGGTTGATCAGAATATGATGATTGCGGCTATGATAGCTGAAACTTGCACGTTTAATGGTGAGAAGTTGGCTGCTGAAGATATTTTGGAATCAATGCCCGGAACTGACTTCATGTTCTTGCAGGGAAAGTTAGTGGGGTCGGACTTACTAGAGAGCAAATGATGTTCCTCGCTCATTTCAGTTCGACCTCAATTTTCGAGATAGAGGAACGACCTGCCGATGAGGTTAGGGATTGGTACGAAGAAGCGGTATCTTTGCATAACTACTTAAATTCTCCACCACCAGAACCGAATGGCTGATAAGAATCTTCGTTTAACGCTTTTACTTACGGCAGTCGATAAGATGTCGAATGTCGTTTCTGCTGCTACCAATAGGGCTAACACCGCTATGGGTCAGATGCAAGCGAAAGCTCAGAAGAGGGCTGCTGCTGCAAGGGAGCAGATGTTTGATTCGGGGATGGCTGCTGCGGCAGGGGCTGCTGCATTAGCCTATCCGTTGAAGATGGCTGCTAACTACGAACGTTTAAGGGTTAGCATGATTGCGTTGACTGGTTCAAATCAAGAGGGAACTAGGACGTACAACGAGCTTATCCGTTTAGCTGCTGATACACCATTACAATTGTCAGAAGTAGCGAAAGTTACTACAATGATGATTGGTTATGGTAGTTCGGCTAAAGAAGCAACGGATTCAGTTAAGATGCTTGGTGATATTACAGCATTGACCAATGGACAATTGGATAATGCTATTGTTGCCTATGGTCAAGCTCGTCAGGAGGGTAAGATGATGACCCGTGACCTTCGTCAGTTGATTAACGCTGGTGTTCCTATTGTAAGTATTCTTCAAGATATATTAGGAGCGCAAGCAGATGTGTTTCAAATGGCAGAGGATGGTGAAATCACGTTTACGCTATTACAGAAAGCGTTAGAGCAATCAACAGATGCGGGTGGAAGGTTTGAGAACGGACTTGGAAAACTAGCAAGCACAGGTGAAGGTCTTTGGGTGAGACTGACTGATGAAGTAGCTCGTTTTGCTGCTGTATTTGGTGAGTCTTTACTACCTACTTTAAAGATTTTCGGGGAATGGCTGATACCTCATTTGCGAAGCATGGCGGATTGGTTCAAATCACACCAATTCATAACGAAAGCGGTGATGGGATTGGTTGCTGTGTTTACGGTTGTTACTGCAACAGCTTTTGCTTTTGCAACAGCTCAGTTCCTGCTAAATACAGCTATTGTAGCAGGAACATCAGCTAAAACTTTAGACATACTAAAGTTCATTTTTTGGAATAAAGCAGTTCGTGTTTCATTGCTTAGTTTGAAACTGCTTACACTTGGAGTCTGGCAATCCATAAAGGGATTTTGGGTAATGTCAACCGCTATTGTAACGACTTTAGTTCCATCTCTCGGATCTGCTACAACGGCATGGGCTGCTTTAAACGCTATGATGTTAGCCAATCCGATAGGAGTAGTGATTGTCGCTATTACCGCTCTAGTTGCATACGTAGGAATAGCAATCTACAAATGGAAAGAGTTCGGAGCATCCATGATGCTTCTGATGGGACCCGTTGGATGGATTGTCAATGCTTTTATGTCCATACGAGAGCATTGGAGCAGAATAACCGAAGCGTTCGGACAGAATGGTTTATTGGCAGGTATAAAAGCTGTTGGAAACGCTATGTGGGATTCTATTTTATACCCTATGCAGCAATTGATGGGTTTTATCTCCAAGCTAACAGGTTTTGAATGGGCTAAGAATTTTGAAGCAAGTTTAAAGACAACAAGGGTTACGAATGACCTTATTGCAACAACTCAGACCATTAGCACTCAGAACAACCCGAACCAAACGGCTTCATCAGGTATATCTGGTCAAGTTTCACCTGTTTCTGGTGTTCAAGGCGGTCAAGTAGCAATCAACTACAACCCAACGGTCAATTTAGGTAGTGGCGCAACGGAACAAGAGCGCGAATCTTTCCTATCACAACTTGCGGTACATAAAGATGAGATAGCTAGAATGGTTCAAGAGCAGATGAGACAACAACAAAGGAGAAGTTTCGCATAGTGTTACGTTTTGGTCGAATATCGGATATTGATGCAGACAAAGGGCTTTGCAAGGTTTCCTTTGGTGAGGATGAAGTTGTAACGGATTGGCTACCTACCATTCACAATGGAACAAGTGGTAACAGCTACTTCCATACTTTTGACATTCAGGAACACGTAGCTTGCATGATGTCGGATAACGGTATAACAGGGGTAATTTTAGGCGCAATTTACTCTCGTGACCTACAACCATCCGAATCGGGTAATGATATTGTTTCTGTTGTATTCAATGCGAATAACAAAATTGTATTTAACCGAGCAAACGGTCAAATGGAAATTCAAGCTAGTGGAGGTGTCACCATTACGGGTGATCTTAGCGTTTCGGGGTCGGTTGATGCTGGAGTTGAGGTTAGCGCAGGTTCGGTGAACCTTACTACTCATACACATACAACACCAACAACAGGTCAAATTACAACTCCAGAAACAACATCAACACCATTGTAATGGCAGTTACACTAACATCAGACATTAACACTCAGTATTTCCAACTTGATTTAGAGAATCAAGGTGCGATAGTTGAGGACCTACTTGATTTGAAACAGCAGATAGCAATTGCTCTGTCTACCAACAAAGGTTCAGTTCCTTTCGACCCTGAGTTTGGTTTCAACATTCAAGAATTGGTTGACAAGCCTGTAAACTTTGTTATTCCGAATGGAAAGATAGGGATATTGGAAACATTGAATCGAGATGTACCGTTGATAACGGTTGAAGCAATTACGCACGAATTGAACGACTTGAGTAATGTTGTTTTCAACATATTCATATCAAGTAATTTGGGTAACTTTGTAGCAATTGTACCGATTACCCAAGGCTTTGCTAGTCCGACCATTCAAGGTCCATTCAGCTCAGGTTTTGGTGGCGGTTTTCAAGGAAACAACTAACTTCTGATTCAGAAATGAAGAAAATTCTGTTACTACTTATTCTAGCACCATTACTAAGTATTGCTCAGTCTGACACAACTACGTTAAAGACGTACATAGGTAGTCAAATGCCGGATAATACTTCTGGAGCTATCACGCCTCAAAACCTTCGTAACGTAGCTGAAGAACTGATGCGTTCTAGTGCAAACCTAGCTGAACGGGCTGAGTTTGCCGAAACGGTTGAATCATTGGATTCTGTTAAGTCAGATGAAGGATTCTTTCAATGGAATGGTTCATCTTGGGTTGAGATAGGTAGCTTATCAGATACAGCAGTTTGGAGCAGGTCGGGTGGTTTTATTCTACCGATGGAATTTGCGGATAAATTACGTGTTGATACTGCTCAGATTGATGGATTGATTTACCCTAATGGAAACGTTAACATCGGGTCAAGTACATCTCCGTTCGATACGGTTTTTGCAGATGTGATTGATGGTGTAAGTGGGGCTTGGGTTGAAGAAGCAGATACGGTAAGCGTGGTTGGTAAGCGTATTGGTATAGGTACAAGTTCGCCAGCCGCAACGCTTGATGTTGACGGTACATTTCAAGCAAAAGACGGAGATTCAGCAAGGTTTAATTTGGGTTTAACGACCTTATCTCTTTTTGATGGTGCTATTGATGTTCTGTTTCATGGTGCTGTTGCACGAAAGTCTGCTGGAAATTGGCACTTTATAAATAGCGCGGCTTCAAACTCTGTGTCAAATGCTGTTTATGCCAATTCAATAGCAATCAATAAATCAAATGGAGATTATTATGAGATTGGGGTTGATTCTCTTGAGTCCAGAATAATATCATCAAACTTGATGAACGGGGGATCTGAGTTTAACGGGTTTGTCAATACTAAGGCAAATGGTAGTTATATATCCATAAGAGAAACAGATACAGCGGATTTTAAAATTATAACAAGAGCTGGATTCCCATTCAAAATATTGCAGTCAGGAAATATTGGTATTGGATTAGGAGATTTACAAAACCCCGACACAACGCTTCATGTTAAAGGTCAATTCAAGTATGATGACGGAAACCAATCGGCAGGAGCAAAACTGATTTCTGATGCATCGGGTAATGCAAGTTGGGAATTACCATCCTTCGGTGAAATGGGGTTTGGTGATTCAATATCAACAATAGCATTAGCTTTAAATACACCTGCATGGGTAACCAATCCAGACAACGACCTTTGGAGTTTAGGTGCTGTTAATTTTAGCAATGGGGTGTCTTACACAGGAGATTCACTTTTGATTGAAACAGCAGGTGTATATCAGGTCAACATTCAATTGAGTATGTCTGGGTCAACTGGTAGTAAAATAGAACTTAAATTATTCAAGAACGGGGTGGAAGATTGCACCTGCTCAAGTGTTCTAAGCCTACACAATAACGAAAAGTTCTCATTGTCGTACACAGACATTACCGACCTATCTGATGGTGATGTTCTTCGCGTATTTGTTGAGAATACAGGTTCAGCAGATGATGTTGATGTACTGAACGGTAAAATCACATTACACAGGTTAAAATGAACGAACTGACCTTTACTGATATATTCATTGGGACAAACGGTTACGTTGTGCTTGTTTCTTCCATGTTGATTGCTTTACTTGGTAATCTATTCAAAAAGTACAAGAGGTTTCAGAACAGACCGAACCAAGACAATCAGTTCAATTTCAGTATTTGGTTCAGAGACAATATGGATGATATGATTGTTGGATTCTTCGTTACATACATCCTTGTTAGACTTATAGGTTTTGTCGCGGAATACGCATTTCAAGCAGCAGGTGTTTCAGAACATACAAGTGCTTTAGAACCTCAAGATTCAATTTTTCTAGTGTCTGTTCTAATAGGTTATTACACAGATTCGTTAATTGACAAGCTATTGAAATGAACGATTTTTTAGAACTGTTGGAAAAGATATTTGAACCTAGCACACCTATTGAAAAAGGATTGGCTATTGCAGATGGTTTTGGAGCAGTAATGTGTGTTCTATTGTTCGGATTTAACCTGCAAGATTTCATTGATGGGGTTTTACCTTCAGTCATACTTGTTCTAACGGCAATATCACTAGCTTTGAGTATAGCTTACAAGGTGGTGAAATGGAATTGGGAAAGAATAGATAGAAAAGATAATGGCAGCACCGATACAGATTGAAGTAGTACCTCAGACCATTGTAGATGAAATGGTTTCATTCTATGAGACAGAATTGGGCGTAACGCTCCAACCTGCTCAAGTAGAACGAGTATTGCTTAATGTTTGGGCTTATCGTGAATCACTTTTGCGCTCTCAGGTTCAAGCAGCAGCCACAAACAACCTACTTAGCTTTTCTACTGCTCCTGTATTGGATTACTTGACTGAACTACTTGGTGTAACTAGGTTGGGACCAACCAATTCGCTTGTAACCATTCGTTTCGAGCTTCCATTGCTTCATCCTGGAGTTACTATTCCACAAGGAACAAGGGTTTCTAGTGTAGATGGATTAGCTGTTTTTGAAACGCAGCAGGACATTACGGTAATATCTAACTTTCCTTGGGCTGAAGCTACTTGTGTTTCAGTAACAGCAGGTGCAAACTTCAATGGTTATGCAGTTGGAACTATCACGAACATATTAGACCCTGTTGCTTTTGTAAACTCTGCATCGAATGTAGACATTTCGGAAGGTGGGTCTGATGCGGAAACGGATGATCAATTACGAGCAAGGGCAAGATTAGCTCCAGATGCTTTCGGAACGGCAGGAAGTCGTAACGCTTACAAGTATTGGACTTACACAGCCAATCCTGGAATAATAGATGTTGGAGTTGATACCATTCCAAACACACCCGGAACAGTTATCGTTTATCCATTATTGGAAAGTGGAACAGTACCAACAACACCTGTTCTTAACGCTGTTTTTGCTGTTCTTGATGCAGATGAAGTTAGACCATTGACAGATACGGTTCAAGTAACTGCTCCAACGCAAGTTTCCTACACTTTGGATATTGACCTGACCATTTACGAAACGGCAGACCCGATAACGGTTCAAGAAGCAGCAGAAGCGGCAGTTGAAGCATACGTTCTTCAACAACGTCAAAGAATGGGAAGGGATATTATGGCTGACCAACTTATAGCAGCTTGTATGGTGGATGGTGTTTACGATGTAGATTTTGGTTCTTTCACAGATATTATCATTGACTCGAATGAGTATGGTTTTTGCACCAACATCCAAGTAACCGTAACAGGAACTAACGAAGGGTAATGTCAATCTTACCAACTACATTAGCAGCTTCAGAACACATCAAAGGATTGGATGATGCGGTAATAGACCGAATCGACCAATTCCCTGTTGAAGTCGTTATGACGTTCTTGATGGGTATTCTTGAAGAAACGGCTTTGAATACAATGGCAACCGACCTATCCGTAAACGGTGTAGGTGGATTTGCTCAAGCTACTACGGAACAAGAAAGAAGAGATGTTCTGTTTGCGGCAATACGTACAAGAAAACGTACAGGAACACCTTGGGCTATTAAGAGAGCAGTTGAAACGTTAGGCTATTCAACTCCGGTTATAGTTGAAGGTTACGGAAACGCTCCTATAAACTACTCAGGAAACAATAACTACAACGGAATCGTAACTTATTCGGGCGGTAATAACGGATGGGCGCAATTCGCTGTTGTTCTACCCGAAGCAGAACTTATCGGGCTTACAGCAACAGAGATTCAAGAGTTGGTTGATTACGTCAATCATTGGAAGAACGCTCGTTCCAAACTTGTCGGAATCGGGTATTATGATTCATTGACTCCGGATTACGATGGGTTGTTTACTCACGATGGTTCTGCTACTTATGGTGGATTACCGACCAATACCATTATCTTTGTAACCTAAACCAAATTAACCAATGGCAATACTTACTCCGATAGATGAATTTAGTGATGTTTATTCACTTGATACTTCCGACCCTGTAAAAGGCGGAACTGTTGCTGGTCCCGTTGATGCACCTACTGATGGTCAATCCAACGCTCAAGCACAAGCATTGGCTAATCGGACTAAGTATTTATTTGAAAGGCTGCTACCTGCTGGAGTTATTGTGCCTTACGGTGGAACTTCTGTTCCTGATGGTTGGTTAGCTTGTAATGGTCAGTCGGTAGATAGGTCGGATTACCCTGAACTTTTTGCTGCTATAAGTACAGCATACGGTGAGCCTAGTGGAACTCAGTTTAGAATCCCTGATTTTAGAGGTAGGTTCTTGCGTGGAACAAATACGTTTTTTGGAGCAAGTGGATTAGACCCTGATGCAGCAAGTAGAACGGCCATGAATACAGGTGGTAATACAGGCGATGCGGTTGGTTCGGTGCAAGATGACGAGTTTGAAGCGCATACGCATGATGTGAACATAGTAGATCAAGAAGCGGGAACAGGATTAAGTGGTTACTCTCAAAACGCAGCCAACCCAACAAATGCCACATCATCAACAGGGGGTAACGAAACTCGTCCCAAGAATGCTTACGTAAACTACATAATATGGGCAGGACAATAAAAGACACTAGAAAGCCAAAGAAGGTATATTCTTGGAATATGCTTACAATGGAATTTAACGGTGAAGCGTTTGCAGATCCAGACCCGAACAATGTTAATAATTGGCAGATTGCAGCAAACTGCACAACCCAAGAGCCACCTTCAAATAAGAAAGGTTACGTTGTGAAATGGGATTTAGATAAGGGTAAGTGGGTTAACAGTAAGGTTAAGTAGATTCTCCTGCTAACATCTGAACTTGGATGTTCGTAGTGTAACCCGAAGCTCGATTGATTCGATGTCTTGATTGATTCACGTAGTATCTTCCACTAAGTTTACCGATACCGCTTACTTCAATAGCTGTTCCTGCAATAACGTTCGGTTGACCTTCCAATTCCATATCTCCTTCAACTTGTTTGGATATGATGTCAAATAGTTTAGCCTTTGCGACTATCTCTGCTTGTTGTTCGTTTTCAACGTAACCGTACTCAATAGCTTTTCTGTTTACTATTTCATACTCAACACCAAGCGGGTTGATTTGACTTGATTGAGGTATGTTTCCTAAATCAGCATCGTAAATCAATTCAGCATCTGTGTATGGGTCGTGATACTTTAGCGTGACTCCATTTATGGTGTTAGCGGCACAATTCTTCAGTCTATATGATTTAATTGATGGTATGCTATTTAAGTCTGTCAATTCTCCATCTATTTCTATCATTCCTTCTGGTATATCTTCTCTAAGAAAATAACCAACTCTTTCGCTAATGTTTCTGCTTACAATGTCTGAAACCTCAACGGTAAGAAATATCGAATCATTGTGAAAAACAACAGATATACCGTATTGACTTAGTAACCTATCAAGAAAACAAAGGTCATCTTCTCGGTCTTGAACTATCCTGGAAAAGAAAAGCCCTAAAACCCTATTCCGATAAATAACATCTTGTTGAGGTAGAACGAAAGGATTTGTTTCAACCGTTCCATCTATGTTTATGTTCGGGTCAGCTAATGTTAAGTTGTTCCTTTCTGCAACTTTATCAATTATCTGTTGAATTGTTTGTTCGGTGTATATTTCAGATCTTTCAGTTCTCAATTCAGAGTTCTCGGAAATAGCAAGGCATCTGATCTCAACCGTATCGCCTCTTCCGTAATCTCCAGAGTAGTGGATTTCATCAACCTCAAATTTACCGCAATCCAAAGCTGAATCCTCTTGCCAACCAAATTCAGCTTCGATGGAAACACCTGTATTTACAATCCATTCGTTCTTCCACTTGCTGAACATATCATCAACCAATATGGTCAATTCAGCAGCTTCATTCTCGGTTGAATCCGAATAGGTTATCTCAATTACGTCTTTACTGATTTCCTCTGTAATATCAACCGAATCGTAGATTACCTTGAAATACGGGGCGCGAACTGATGCCATCTACTGCGGTCTTTTCCAGGGTGGTAAATTATTGAAGTCTTGTAATGGTTGAGGGTCGAAGATAGGAATATAAAGTTCGATTCCACCATCTATCTCAGGTCGGATAGGTATGAACGGGTTTGCATCTATCAATGGCTTGATATTCATTGAATCTCCAAAATAGCGGTATGCGAGTTCATCCCATCTATCTCCATCTTTCGTTATGTGTCTTGTGTAGGTTGCCATGAGTTATCTTCTTGCTCCTGTCCAAGCAGCTAGTGGTGTAGATGTAGTTGAAACAACAGACAGACTAGACATGAACTGATTGTTTGCATCGTTAATTCCAGCTAAAGACCCAACAGGGTCAGCAGGGTCAAATGAATCAATGTAATCAATTACGGTCTGAGCGTTCTGAACTGCTGTGTACATATTATTAACGTAACCTTGAGCTTGAACAGCCACATCCTCCGCTTGCTGAACCTTTGCAGCAGCATCGGCCATGTGTTGCTTTGCCGTTTCAAAACGCTCTCTCGCTTGGTTTACGCGACTTTCAGCTTCATCAGGCGCAAGAACGTAACCATCCAACAGGTTTTGACTTACAGAAGCAGCAGCGCGAGTGTCAACCACATCCAAAGCGGCAGAAACAGCTAGAGTAGGTGCAATCGGTCTAACAGGAATCTCAAACACTTGAGGTCTGTTCTTAGAGTTTGCTAAAGCTATACGTACTGAATCCAACCTTGGATTGGAATAGCTTAGTTCAACCAATTCATGCTCTAACTCTGCTTGGACGATATTACCTTGTCGGTCCGTTCGGGTCAGATTTGTCTTTGTTTTTTTAATTACGAATGTTCCTATTACAGAACCGGCACCTGTAATGTACTTGAGATGTGTTGCTGAATTACGGTATCTGCGGAATTGCTCAATCGCACCTTCAACATCAATGAACGAGTTGTTAAGACCTATCTTGATTTTCACCGTACTTAGGTCGATGCCCGTAAACTGTTGTTTCGGTCTACGGTTGATATGACTATGCTGTGGTAAGGAAACAGATTCGGTCTGCTCAAATGACTTTGGACCGTACAATCCTTCAAAAATAATATCTCCTAGTTGTGCGTACATTCAGTTGAGTTGCGTATTGCAAAGGTACGGAATCAGATTTGCATGAGTAATTGTCTTTCACTATCTACAACGCTAAGTAATACTTCTTTGCATAGTTCGGATGGTATAATGGACCGTTCGTAACTTCCTTTTCTCCCTTGAGTCCCCGTTCTACTACCTCTCGGAGCTGGCTGATGATGACAATCTCTGTTACCGTTTTTACATTGCGGTCTTGGAATCCAATTTTCACTATTTGTAAAAACATCTGTCGGTTTTGCCCTGTCATCTCCATATTTACAATACCATATTGTGTGCCTTTTAAACTCTTGCATCCATGGCATTTTACGAAGCATACCTCTTGGATTTTCTATAAAAAAAACCATTGTGGGATTTAATTTTAACCAAGATTTTATTAGAGATATGAAATGTTGGTTTACAGAGTCGCATTTATTAGCATAATCTGACTTAGGTTCAATGCTGTTTATTCTGTGAGTGCTACAAGCTGCAATACTGTAAGTTTTGCAATCTGGCGAAGCCCAAATAACGTCTGGAATGAATGGAATGTCATTAAGCTGCATTTGTTCAACATCAATACATAAATCAATATTATCAAACGGCTCCCAATCCACCGAAAAAACGTTCATACCTACTTTCTCCGCTTCTTTTCCGAAAGACCTGCTTCCCGCGAATAATTCTAATACATTTAAGCTCATCTCAATACCTCATACTTCCCGAATAATTCTGAATAATCCACATCAATCTTTCGGTGTTCAGACCAACCTGGACGTTGTATTGCGATCATAGGCGAACAGACCCATACCTTATAGTTCCGACCAACCCAATTATCAATGTGTTCCGACTTAGGACAATCTGCGAAGTCCACATCAGGATTAAGCACCATGTAAAAGTGCATACCCGATAGTTTCTTTGCTCCGCGCTTGGTTCGTTCGTAATGATGCGCTCCACCAACAATGATGTCATATTCACATTCACGAGCAACTTTAGCTGATTCAATAAAGTAATCCAAGCTACGAGTAGAGGTCAGTTCCACATCGTCCTCAACTATTATGGATTGGTCTATTCCGTTCTTCTTAGCTACGTTCAATGCGTGTTGGTGAGCCAACTTGATACCATGCCTAACGGGTTGTGAGTAGTTAGCAGGAGAAGCCATAAAGTTGAATGGCAGATGTGATTTCTCGGTAAATTCACTCAAGGCATCTCCACAACCTCGTTTTCCTGTGATGCAGATTATGTTCATTATTACTTGGGTTTAGCAATGCGTTCTACATGAACCGAACTACCTCTAAAAGTAACCAAAGGAACACCATCTGTTATGCCGAAATCCTCAAATATCTTAGTGAAATCATCAGTGATCTCATCTAGTAACTCCTTATTGTTGTTTCGACCTTTGTAAGTCAATGCTTGTTTCTTTAAAGCCTTGACCAATTCATCTTCTTCCATCGCTCGTTTCTTTTAAAAAGTTTTCGCTAAGTAAGTAATTATTCTTTACTTAGCGGTCAGAAACAAACTTAAACATCAAAATTATGAAGGTATTTATTTTAGTCATGCTTGGTTTATCATTATTTGGCTCGTTGTCAGATTTAAGAAATGAACTGATTCAGAAAAGCGGAACAGGTATCGCGGCTTCTCTTTTTGTAATTGCATTGAGAATCATAGCTTTCTTGGGGTTCTGCGAAATCATCGGATTGATATGAAAGACCCAATAGTTGAAGCAGTACGAGATAAGTTCAAGGAACGATCAGAAGTCGGAATTAAAAAGTACGGCACTACCTTAGAAAAGAACAACCTGACAAAGCTAGAATGGATAAACCACGCTCAAGAAGAAGCAATGGATCTGATTCTGTATTTAGAGAAGTTGAAACAGATTGAGTTAAAAGGCAACACCTTGCTTGAAATACTCTCGAAAGATGCGGAATAACGCACTATTATTGCAAATCGCGATTCGCGAATTGAGAAATCAGCCCAAAAGGGCGCTAAAACACACTAAATGAACAAAGACACAGTATCGGTGGTCTGCACGAGTTTCAATCGGCCAGACCTATTAGAGAGAACATTACACAGCTTCTTTAAATTCAACACCTATCCGATTGAGGACTTCTTAGTGATAGATGATTCGGGAAAGGTAGGATGTAACGACCATCTATCAGACTCGTTTCAAGGGGTAACATTCCAATACAATACGGAACGATTAGGTCAAATAGAATCAATCGACCTTGCTTATTCGCAGATTGCTTCTCGTTACATTTTTCATCTTGAAGAAGATTGGGAGTTCTACGAAGAAGGATTCATTGAGAAAAGCCTATCAATACTCAAGTCAAATCCAACCGTTCAGCAGGTTTGGATTCGGTCTGAAAAAGACACCAATGGACATCCACATTATGATGCTTTGCGATCAACTAATTTAGCTGAATACTACATCATGCACAAGAACCATAATCACAAATGGCATGGTTTCTCATTCAATCCTGGATTGAGAAGAATGGGTGATTACCTTCAGCATGGTCCTTACTCATCAATCAGTAAGTTCTACCCGAAACAACCTTGGGTATCTGAAATGAGGATTGGAAAGTACATGGTGGAACATGGTTTTGTTTCAGCCATAATCAAAGGAAACGGATTTGTAAAACACATTGGTAACAAAAGAGGAATCAGAGGATGAGAGTAAACGAACTACGTATTGGGAATTTTGTAGAACAGCCTAATGATGGGGTTACTGTAGTAACGGCAATCTTAAATGATTTGCAGATAGAAACAGAAACTGGATATATTGATAAGTACTGTATAGCAATACCACTAACACAAGAATGGTTGGAGCGTTTCGGTTTTGAGAAAATAGAAATGTCAATACCTACGGCTTACCAAACAAAAGACGGATTTAGGGTAAAAGTAGATGAAAGAGGTTATTGGATGCAATATAAGCATGGAATGGCGGTAATTAAATATGCACACCAACTCCAAAACCTCTACTTTGCTTTGACGGGTCAAGAACTAACCATAAAGTAAATCAAAGATGCCAAAAACTAGAATCAACCACAGAAACCTAATTCAAGCAGGTTTTGAACTACTTGGAGAGACTTACACTAAAGGAAACCTATCAATCTCAATGTACGCTGATGAAGATAGGTTAGACACTTACACATTACACGAATCAAAAATCGAATACATGGATCAGATAAACGAAAACGGAATATTCACTAAAGAGCAATCCGAAAAAGAACACAAGACATCTTACCGACTTGCTCGGAGATTACCTAACGTGCTTCCTGCAAATAAAATGGTGATAGACCTTGGATGCGGTAATGGAGAGTACATTAAACGACTCAAGAATTTCCGATACAAGGTTCAAGGCTATGAAGGTCAGCCTTTGAAAGATGCGCCTGAGTTCATTAAGAAGCAGGATATTACCAAGCAGATAAAAGGAGTCAAACGAGGTTCTGTGCTTTGCTTAGAGGTTATGGAACACATACCTGCTAAACTAGAAAAGAAAGTCCTAGCAAACATCAAGAACGCTTGTAATGGTAGATTGATTCTGTCTTGGGGTATTGAAGGACAAGGTGGTTGCGGTCATGTGAACGAACGAAATGCGAATTACGTCATTCCGACCATTGAGAAGCTAGGTTTCTCTTTCAAGCAAGACCTTAGTCAAGAACTGCGCGATATTGCAGGAGCTGACCTGCCGTGGTTCAAGAACAGTATTTATGTATTTGACAAAACAAAAGCGAAGTGAAAGCATACACTAGATACAACAATTCAGTTCTATTTGACAGGATGCAATCGCTTTGTCCTTATGAAGTCATCAAAGGAGAAGGTTTCAATCATTGGACTCACGCAGCAGACTACTTGGAATGGGTTGTTTCGCATGGTGATGAAGTAGCCATGAACATTGATATAGATTGTTTTATTACGGATGAATCGGTTCTGAATCAGCTTATCAAGGACTTCCGAGAAGGAACGTACACTCATGCAGGTATTTCAGATGGTGGATGCTTATCTGGAAGGAACAACATATCTTGGGCTGTAATGAATCCGTTCTTCAATCTGTTTGCTTCGGATTGGATTAAAAGTTCGATTCCTTTTAATTTGGAACGATTGGAGGACGTTCGAGACTTCGGATTTCGACCTAGCATGAATGACAGAAAACCAGACTTCATACCCGAATATGAAAAGTCAATGTGGGAGCCGTTCAATGGTTTTTTCAACTGGTTATTCGAGTACGGAGAACCACTTTGGTTGCATGGTGATTTACATGAGGATGGAATCAGCACTATCATCAAGTACAAGAACAGACCTTTTGCAATACATACTTGGTATTCTCGTGAATACACAACCAACGAAGAGCAGAATAAACGAATTGACGAACGATTTAAGGAATCATTAATAGCAAAGCAGAGATGACAAAGTTTGAAGAATATTTAATTGAGCAGGGTTTTAAGTGTTACCACATTGACACTAGAAAAAAACGGATGAAAAAAGTAAATGGATATGCCAACTTATCATCTATGACAAATCTATTCAATGCTTATGAAAAGGATGGGTTAGTTATTGAATATGGCCTGTTCGAGCATGGATATCCACCGTCAATCTGCTATCCAAGACCTTATGTAATTTCAAATGGTAAGTGTAGGCAAGCCGATAGGTTTTACATGGATAAACTAATGAAAGAGAACAGCTACGAACAATTGGTTGAAATATTGAAAAAGAGAACAGTTGAAGAATGAACCCATTCATAGTCGTACCATACCGAGATAGAAAAGAACACCTACCTGTATTGATTAGAGCTTTACGCAAGTTAAAGGTAAATTACCCGGTTCTAATTGTAGAACAAGAACAAGGTAAACCATTCAACAGAGCGAAATTACTTAATGTAGGTTCGGTTGTTTCTTTCCAACAAGGTGCTACTCATGTAATAACGCATGATGTTGATATGATTCCTACCAAGTTCACCAAGTACGAACTAGGTGATGCGGTTCATCTTGCTTCTGCTGCAACTCAATTCGGTGGAAAGATGCCTTACGATGAATACTTTGGTGGTGTTACTGTATTTTCAGCAGATGCGTTCCAACGAACTAATGGTTACTCAAACGAGTATTGGGGTTGGGGTGCAGAAGATGACGATATGCTTAAACGTTGCCAAGAAGCAGATGTTAAGGTAACAAGAGTCGAATCCAATCCGTTCCAATCATTATCGCACGAACACGCATTGGAACAAAAAGAGCAGAAGAAACTACACGCGAAGAATGGAAAAAGATTCGCTAATTGGTACGACACAAGTAAGGATGGTATTAACACGCTTCGGTTTGAATTGGTCAATCAAGAGGAATTAGATAAAGGTGTATTGAATGTTACTGTTTCGATATGAGCAAAAAAAGACCTAGAACAACTACTAGTCAAACAACTTGGAATAAAGGTGGTGGTGACTTTTCTTATATAGCTATTTTAATAATTACCATAATGGCTTTAGTGTTTGCTAATTACGCCTAAGAACAGCATGAACCCATCTCCGCACATCCAAGGCTTCCTAGAAGGGCTCAGACCAATCCCCGACCTAACAGTTGATGAATGGGCTGACAAGTACAGATTCCTTAGTTCGGTAAGTTCAGCAGAACCTGGACGTTGGAGAACGGATAGAGTACCTTACATGAGAGAGATATTCAAGAAGCTATCTCCATCAGACCCATGTCAACGAGTGGTGTTTATGAAAGGTGTTCAGATTTCAGGGACTGAAGCTGCTTTGAACTGTGTTGGTGCTTACATCGACATTGCTCCTGCTCCTGTAATGTACGTTATGCCAACGGTGGATATGGCAAAACAGTTATCCAAGAAAAGACTGTTTCACCTTATCAATGAATCTCCAACCTTGAAAGACAAAGTGATTGATTCAAACCGTAGAGAAGGTTCAAGTACGATATTGGAGAAGAACTTTCCTGGAGGTGTACTATTCCTAACGGGTGCTAACTCAGCTTCCGGGTTGCGTTCCAATCCTGTTAAGGTGCTTCTGCTAGATGAGGTTGATGCTTATCCGTTATCTATTGATGATGAAGGTAGTCCGATCAGACTTGCTGAGAAACGTACAACTACATTCTCGGACAAGAAGATATTCCTGCTTTCAACTCCAACGGCAGCAGGTACATCCGTAATAGCAAAGGAATTATCAGAAACAGACGAACGAGTTTACAAAGTCCCATGTCCTCATTGTGATCACAAGCAAGAGTTAGAATTTGACAACTTAAAATGGGATAGCGGTAAACCAGAAACAGCTAAGTACGCTTGTGAAGGTTGCGGTGTTCTGATTGAAGAAAAGTACAAAACTCAAATGCTGATGAACGGTGTTTGGGAACCAACAAGACCTGAGATGTCTGACCCGCTTGTTGCAGGTTATCGAATCAACTCGCTTTATTCACCTTTGGGTTGGATGTCTTGGGAAGAAATAGCTACTCAATTCTTAAAGGATAAGGACAATGCCGTTCTGCTTAGAACATTTATCAATACAGTACTAGGTCAACCTTGGGAAGATAGAGGTGAAGCTCCGGATTGGGAGATGCTTTACGAAAGGCGAGAAAGCTATGACCGAAACAAACCGAACAATTCGGTGGAAATGATAACGGTTGGAGTGGATATTCAAGCAGGAAAGAACTCACGAATCGAACTTGAAGTAGTTGGATGGTGTAGGGATAAGACAACCTATTCAATTGACTACCGAGTGCTTTATGGTGATACGTCTACTCCTGATGGTGATGCTTGGAAACAGTTAGATGAAGTTGTTAATGAGAAATGGTACAGACCGGATGGCGTTGAACTACCTATGCTTATGATGGCTGTTGACTCTGGAAACAACACTCAGACCGTTTACAATTGGTGTAGGAAACATTCATCTACAAAGGTTGTACCTGTAAAGGGTAGAGACAACCAAGCTACCATTATTGGTAGACCGAGTACAGTTGATGTTGCTTGGAACGGAAAATCAACGGGATCTATGAAGATGTGGAATGTTGGTGTCGGTGTTGCGAAATCTGAGGTTTACGCTAATCTACGTATTGGCGTGGATGAAGAAGGTGAAAGACCTAGTGGATTCTGTCACTTTCCTGAGTACCCAATTGAATACTTCAAGGGTATAACAGCAGAGGAATTGAAGTACAGAGAACATCATGGTTATCGCAAATTGTATTGGGAGAAGGTTTATGAAAGGAATGAGCCTTTGGATTGCCGAGTTTATTCAAGAGCAGCAGCAGCTATTGTTGGGTTGGACCGATTCAATGATTCGCATTGGGATAACTTGATAGGAAAATACAAGGTCAAGAAGTCTGAAAATTCCGTTCCTGTCAATCGTGAAACGACCAAACCTAAAAAGAAACGTTCTGGTGGTTTTTGGGATGGGTATTAGATGGTTGATTTTGAATAGTTCTTAGCTTTCAAATTTGCATTGAATAATTCAAGATTCGTGCTTTCTAATCCGCTACGACAACATACCCGAACCGTAGGAGAAAATCGCATTCGGTCATTTCTTTCGGTAAACATACAAACTATTTTGAAACTACAAAACATTAACTTTGCACTAAAGCTAAAAGAATGGCGTGGACACAATCAGATTTAGATGCTTTGGAAGCTGCTATTGCAAGTGGAGCAAGCGAAGTGCGTTACGGTGACAAATCCGTAAGGTATCAATCCACAACAGCAATGATTCAAGCCAGAAACCTGATTCGTCAATCATTAGGATTGGATGGAACCACTCCTAAGAAATTCTACTCTAAACATAACAAAGGACTTTGAACAGATTCGAGCAGATAATCAAACTCGTTGCACCTCAGTATGCGTTGAGACGAGAACAAGCACGTAGAGCTTTAAGAGCTTACGATGCTGCAAGTAAAGGAACACGAAGAACTTCTTCATGGTCTACATCTGGTTCATCTCAGAACGCTGAAGCCTATGCTGCTGCTCAAACATTACGAGACAGAAGTCGTGAATTGACACGAAATAACCCATTCGTAAAAAGAGCAGTTCAGTCTATATCAAACAATGTAGTTGGAACAGGTATACGAGCCAAGATAAACTCGAAGAACAAGAGACAGAAGGAAAAGGTATATCAAGACTTCACGAATTGGTTCGACACAACCAAGTGTGACCATGATGGATTCAAGAATGGTTACGGTATTCAGAAAATGGTTGTCCGAGCTGTTGTTGAATCTGGAGACTGCCTTATTGTAAAGCATTGGGATAAGTCAAGAAAGATTCCATTACGACTTCAAGTATTGGAAATTGATTACTTGGACCACACCAAGAACTCATTGGTTCTAGGTACAGGAAATCAAGATGGTTCTTACGACTTTATGGGAATCCGTTTCAATCAGAAAGGAGATAGAATTGGTTATTGGTTGTTTGACAAACATCCAGGAGACCCTATGAATGTAGGTAGTCTTTCATCTAAGTTAGTTCCTGCTGATTCGGTTATTCACGTATTTGAACAATCACGACCAGGACAACAGATAGGTGTTCCATTTGGTGTTTCTGCTTTCATGCGGGTAAGAGACATGGATGAATACCAAGATGCTCAAGTTGTAAAACAGAAAGTAGCTGCTTGTTATTCTGTTCAGATCACGAGTCCTACGGATGGTCCTGCTACATCTGCTGAAGAAGAAGAGTTCTCAAGAGTAGAACCCGGAATGGTTTATCGACTTGCTCCTGGTGAGGATGTGAAATTCGGACAACCACCATCAGTAGAGAATTTCGGTGAGTTCAGTAGAACTATACTTCAATCTGTTGCGGCAGGATTCGGAACAACCTATGAGAACCTAACAGGCGATCTCAATAACGTCAACTTCAGTTCTGGTCGTATGGGTTGGATTGAACACCATCGAAACATTGAGGATTGGCAATACAACCTATTGATACCTCAGTTCTGTCAAAAGATATGGGATTGGTTCATTGAAGCCTACGAATTAAGAAGCGGTACGGTTAATGTAACTGCTGAATGGGTTCCACCAAGAAGGGAAATGATTGACCCTGCGAAAGAAATCAAGGCTATTGGTGAAGCAATGCGTAATGGTTTGATTTCACCTCCTGATGCTATCCGAGAGCAAGGTTACGACCCTGAGAAAGTGGTAGAAGAAATCAAGGATTGGAATGAGATGATTGATAAAGCAGGAGTTGTTTTAGAATCAGACCCAAGGCAAGGAATCAAACCGAAAGGAACAGGAGCAGGTAGACCTGCTACATCAGGTGAGAATACGGATGACAATGAAGATGATCCGAGTTAATCAGATTTAGTAACTTTGCATTAAACAATTAAGAAATGCCAAAATTAGGTGAATTACAAGCTAGGGCAGCTTTTGTTCCATCAACTGTAAACGAGGAAGAAAGGACTGTTGAAGTTGTATTCGGTACTGATACACCGGTCAGAATGTATGATTGGGATATGGGTGAGTTCATGGAAATCATGGACTTCTCAGAAGGTTCAGTAAGATGGGATAGATTCGACAACGGTGCGCCATTGTTGGATAACCACAACCGATACGAAGGAGCTAAAGGTGTTCTTGGAAAGGTTGACGAATACCGAACTGAGGATGGTAAGGGTATAGCTAAATTGCGATTCTCAAACCGAGAAGATGTGAAAGGTATTTGGCAAGATGTACGAGATGGTATCTTGAGTGGTATCAGTTTCGGTTATCGGGTATATAAGTACATGAAAGAAGAAGTCGGTGAGGGTGAAATTCCAAAACTCCGAGCTATTGATTGGGAGCCGTTTGAAATCAGTTTAGCACCGATTCAAGCAGATCCTAACGCATTTATCAGAAAAAATAGCGAGGAATTGCACCAAGTCGAAATAATTGACGTAAATTTGCAATCAGAGCGTTCCGAAAAGACCGCTAAAACTAATAAAGAAAACCAACAAACTACAAAAATGCCAGAAGTAAACGAAGCTGAGGCTAAAGAGCAAGAGAGAAAAGCTCAAGAGGCTGCTAAAAAAGCTGCTGAAAAGGCAAGAGCCGAAGCAGTTGAAACTGAAAAGAAACGTTCATTGGAGATTTCATCTCTGTGCCGTAAGCATGGGATGGATGACGAGTTCAAGACGAATCTTATCGAGAATGATAAGACCGTTGATGAAGCTCGTGCTTTGATTCTTGATGAACTTGAGAAGAATGACCCTGCTCAAGAAGTGAAAGGTCAGGGAGTCCGAACAGGTGTAGACGAAGCTGATAAGGTTCGTGCTGCAATGGAGGAAGGAATACTTCTCAGAACAGGTTACGTTAAAGAAGCAAAACAAGGTGGTGATTCATTCCGAGGAATGAGCCTTATCCGAATGGCTGAAGATGCACTTATCCGTAAGGGTGAGAACGTTAGAACTTCATCTAACTTGGAATTGGCTTCTCGTGCTTTGTCTAGTTCAGATTTCCCATACATCTTAGCTAACGCTGTGAACAAATCACTTCGAGCTGAGTATGACCTGGTTGAGCGTACTTTCCAACCATTCTGCCGTAGAACAACAATGTCTGACTTGAAAACCAAGTCTGTGAATCAGTTGTCTGGCTTACTCGGAAAACTCGAAGAGATTCCAGAAGGAGCAGAGTACAAGGCAGATTCAATGACCGAGGCTAAAGAGGAATACTCTCTAGTTAAGTACGGTAAAAAGGTTAAAATCACAGATGAAACAATCATCAATGATGACCTTGATGCTTTCAGTCGTATTCCACGAGCTATCGCTTACGAAGCTGGTTACAAGCAGTCTGACATCGTTTACTCAATTTTGAGTGGAAACCCAACAATGGGAGATGGAAACAGCTTGTTTGACTCTGCAAGTCATGGTAACGATGGAACAGGAGGTGCTATTTCTGACACTACTTTAAAAGAAGCGATCAAGAAGATGCGACAGCAAACAGGATTGAACGGTAAGTTCATCAATGTTGCTCCTAGGTATCTTATTGTAGGACCGGAAGCAGAAGCTGATGCTATCAAGTGGATGACTCAATCGCACTTCCCATCAACAGTAGCTAACAAGAACATCTATCAAGGTGCAATGGAAGTTATCGTTGATCCTCGATTGACAGGAGATAATTGGTACGTAAGTGCTGCTCCAACCAACATCGACACGATTGAATATGCTTTCCTTGATGGTGAAGGAGATTTCACAACCGAGAACAAGATGAACTTCGATACTGACAGCATGGAGGTAAAAGTTAGAATGTTCTTCGCTGCTAAAGCGATTGATTGGAGAGGATTGTTCAGAAACGTAGGCTCGTAATAGAGTCTACGCTTAATTGCTAACGACAAAAACAAGAAGTAAAAAATGACTAATTACGTTCAAGAAGGAAAAGTCCTCAACCATACAGTAGCAGGTACTGCTATCTCAAGCGGTGACATCGTTGAGCTTACCGACCTAGTTGGTGTAGCTGTAACCGATGGAGCTGTTGGAGAAGAGATTGCTGTTCAAGTATGCGGTGTCTTTGAGCTTGCGAAAGCAACAGGAGCAGTTACAATCGGGCAGAAGCTGTATTTCGATGCAGATAATGACGAGGTAACTACTGATTCAGAAGGTGGTTCTCCTTGGGGAGATTTCACTCTAGTTGGATATGCTGCTGCTGCTGCTGATTCTGGAGATGCAACTGTAAACTGTAAGTTGGTGGGATAATGGCTCAGAACCCGTTCGATGGATTGTCGGACAGGGTATTTGATGCCTGTGAAAGAACTATGGGGTATGATGCCTCATGGTCACCATCTCAAGGAGGTTCTGCACAAACAGCCAGAGTGCTGTTCATGGAACCAACCAAAGACGAAGAAATAGGAGAGTACGCTGATAGTTATATTCAGCGTACTTTTTTTATGGAGTATTGGGACGATGACTTCACAGGTTTAGATACCGCTATCCGAGATGATGAAGAAGAGCAAGTAGTTATTACCTTTGACTCAGGTGATAGGACTTTCTATGTCCGATCAACAGAGAAGAAGTACGATGGTCGTAACTTCAAAGCAAGACTAGAAGAAGTAGTATGATCTATTCAGAGCTTGAAGATGATATTGTAGCTAGGTTAGCTCCTATTGTTACCGCAGGACATGAGGTGGAGTATATGCCATCTAAGCCTAGCGACAACAAGGGTATGCAGCATAATGGTAGAATTACCGTTTTTGCAGGTAAATCCAAAGGTAACATTGATGACATTCATTCATTGACGAATGATTCAATTCAAGACGAGTTCATATCAGTCCAAGTCATAATAAGGGCAAAAAGGCTAAGAACAGATGGTGGCAGAATAGGATGTTATGAACTAGCTGACCTTGCTAAAAAGCTGCTTATCGGTTACAAGCCTGACAACTGCGTTCTTCCATTAAAGATGGTCGGTTTTGAACCGATTGACCCTGATGGGATGAACGACAACGTATTCAGCTTTGTCTTGGACATGATAACCAAGACTGTTGCTATTGGAGATCCTGACCAAGACGTATCAACTCTGATTGAACAGATTACAGTAACGGGTTCTGCTCAAGTCGGCCCTATTATACCAACGGTTCAGTTATACTCATCGGGTTATTCCGTTCTGAACTCAGGTGATCAAGTTGTATTGGCTTGGTTTTCTGAGAATGCAGATACAGTTACAATTGATAATGGAATAGGAGAGGTTTCTGCTAACGGCTCAACGACCGTTACGATAACCGGAGATGTAACCTATACCGTAACTGCTGTTAACGGAGATGAAACAGCAACAGCTAGTGTTAGTATTACGTTGGGGTTAAATTGCGATGATGCAACGGTTCAATTAAATGGTTCAACTATTGGAACAATTCCAAGTGGTGACACTGATAGTTTTACAGTCAACCTTGATGGTGTTCCAAGTGGCTCGTGGGATGGTGATAGTTGGGAGGTAACTTCTAACCCATGTGCAGACGCTACGGTTCAATTGAACGGGGTTGACATGGCGGACATTGCATCGGGCGATACGGAGAACATTCTTGTTCTTCAAAGTAACGACATTACACAGGTAGGCTCGAAGCAAGGTACTCATTGGAGTATTGACGATAGCGAAATAAGCATTAACGGCTCACCTGTTGCAGATGTTAAGTCGGAGGATTCGTTGGACATTCCAGTAACACAAGACGGTTCACCTGTTGGAAGTTGGAATGGGTCGGCATTTATCATTCCGAGTTGTCCTGCTGGAGGAGGCTCAATATCCGTAGCAGTAAGCGACACTTCGCCAAGTATAGGCGATATGGTTACAATAACAGCAACACCTTCAAGTTTCACACCTGACAGTTATCTATACTTCGCATACGATGGAACAGGGGAAATTATTTTCATTGCAGAGCAAGCGAGTAACACATTTAATTGGACAATACCGTCTATTGAGGTTGGCACGTATGAGATTTACGTTCTTGGGGTTGAGAATGGTACACTTGACGTAACTGCATTTGGAACACAAGAAGTAACTATTTCATCTGCTTTCTTGCTTGATACGCCCGAAGGTGCAGGCGCAAACTTTGCATTTCAGTTCAGCCGATTACGCGGTGGATATTCCGATGTAATTGCGTTAGTAAGACGTTCTAACGACCAACAGCAGAAGTCGTTTTATCTGGACACAAATAACAGTTTTAGTCTTTTGAGTGAAGATGGAAGTGGAACTACATTCGGTGATTGGTTGGGAAATGCAGATGCATACTTGGTTACAGGTTATTCGCAAGACTTATCTGGCGTAACATTTACCGCTGCTAACGCGGCCAATCAGGCTAAAATTGCAACAGCAGGAGTGCTTGAAGATTTGAACGGTGTCGTTGCAATGGTTGGCAACTCAAATAATTATACCATTAGCGCACCATTAACGGTCAATTCAGCGTTTATTGTGGCTCAAAATGATGCGTATAGCACCATTAATTACGTGTTGGGTGGTAATAACCAAGGTTTCAGTTGGGGTGGGTCTTTCTCAGGTATTACTGGTATAGGTATGAAAGACGCGGGGAATACTTTGTTTACATCCGTTGAAGATTTCAACCCTCATTTAGCGTCATTTTTAGCAGACACGGGTGTATATGTAGATGGTGGTTTGAGCGCATCGGGCACGATAGACGACCCTGTTGTGACTCGAATTGGAACGAGGTCGGACTCACCTACATCTTCATACATGAGAGGTAAAATAGCCTGTATAGTAACATACGCTACCGATAAGACAGCAGACCGAGCAGCAATCGAAGCCAACATTGACAACAACTTTACGCCAAGTTTATTGCCATGATGCTACTACCATTTGATACAAAGGAACAAGCAGATGAACGCAACAAGTTTGAAGCGTTCAAAAGAGGGTGTCAACCGCCTACTATCTATTGGTGGTCACATCCTATTGAACACAACGGTCAATGGTGTTTAGATGTTGGCGATG